TGTTGGGTCATTAAAAAAAGTTGGGGAACAAAATGAAGTTCAGGATGATTTTGAATTAATATGTTTTGATCTTGTATCTTCACCGTCAACACCTGGCGCATACTTATTCACAGATAGAAACGATAGAATGAAATACGAAGAAAATTTAGATGAAGAAAAAAGAATGTCCGTAGAAAGAAATGTTGGGGAGTCTGGTAATAAATCGCTTGACTTAATGAAAAGATTAACTCATTATTTAGATAAATAAAAAAAATTATTATGGACGAAAAGTATTTTATATCAAGAATTACAACCGATGTGGTTGATAATGAGACAGGAAAAGTAAAAAAAATGAAAGAAGAAAAATTAGTAAAAGGGTATAGTCCAACAGATGTTGAGGCTAAAGTTACTAAAATTTTTGAAAATTATTCAATGGATTGGAGAATAACAGCAATTGTTGAATCAAAAATTAATGAGGTTATTGAAAATTAAAATATTTTTAATAAGACAAAAAAGGAAAAAGAAAATAATCTTTTTCCTTTTTTTATGCCTAAAAAATAAAAAATTATTGTTTTTTTAAAAGTTAATGATATTTATTGATGAACTATTATAAAAAAATATGAATTATAACAAAAATGTAGTAGAAGAAGCTTTATTCCAAATACGAAATTTGGAAGAGACTCTTCAAGAGAACGCAAAAGGAATACTTCAATCTACAATGAGTGAAGAAATCAAACAATTAGTAAAAGAATCTCTTAGAGAACAAGATGAGATTGAAGAACCCGTTGACGATGAGGAAATGGATCCTGAAATGGAAATGGATGATGAAGACATGGAAATGGATGATGAAGACATGGCAATGGACCCTGAAATGGAAATGGACCCTGAAATGGATGATGAAACTATTGATATGACAGATGCGTCAGACGCGGAAGTTCTTAGAGTTTTTAAAGCTATGGGTGATGATGATGGAATCGTAATAAAAAAAGAAGGTGGTAATATAAACCTTAAAGACGGTGATAATGAATATATGATTCAATTAGGAGAATCTTACGGTAATAATCGTGATCAACTAATATATGAAATAGAAATGGGTGATGATGGAGAAATGGGTGGAATGAGTTCTACAAAAGGTGATTTTTATGAACAAGGCGACTATGGAAACTCAGACGAAGACAGAAATGAGGGAGCGTGGTGGTTAGAAGAAGATGAAATGAATCCTGAAACTATGGAACAAGGAGACTATGGAAACTCAGACGAAGACAGAAATGATGGAGCGTGGTGGTTAGAAGAAGATAGAATGGATTATGAAGATGAAGATGACTATGAGGATGACTATGAAATGGGATTTGAAACTCCTGTGAGAGATGCAATCAGATCACATAAAGGTAGGTTCGAAACTCCTGTGAGAGATGCAATGAGATCTCGTGGAAATAGATTTTCAGACATGGATGATGATGATGATGATGAAGAAACATCATATGAGTTGGAAATAGATGGAGATGATACTGAAGGTATGGGACATATGAAATATGAACAGGAATATACTGAAGATATGGACTATACTGATACTACTGTTGACGGTGTAATGGAAGCTGTTAAAAAATCTTTAAAATCTTTAAAATCAAAAGGCACTGAGAACCGTAGAGGACCTAAATTTTCATATGACAAAAAACCTAATATGGGTGGCGGATTTAACGAAAAACGAAAAGAAGCGTTTGGTAAAGGTATTAAAGCCACTGGAACTGGAAAACCAAAATTTGAATATAAGGAAGGTATGAACACGGAAAAAGGACCTATTGGTGACAACACAAGAACCTCACCAAAACCAATGAAAAAAGTTGAGACCAAAGAAGCGGCAAGAACTTATGGTAATGGATCTAAAGATGGTAGCCGTGGTTTAAGAAAAGCGAAAACAAACAACAGAAATTATGAATACAGTCCATTTAAAATTTCGGAAAACTATTCAAATAATGAAGTTTCTTTATTAAGAGAAAAAAATGAAGAATACAAAGCGGCTCTTGATGTTTTTAGAACAAAATTAAATGAAGTTGCGGTATTTAATTCTAACTTGGCTTACGCTACAAGACTTTTTACCGAACATTCAACAACAAAACAAGAAAAAATAAATATTTTAAGAAGATTTGATAATCTTGAATCTTTAAGAGAATCAAAAAACCTATATAGAACAATTAAAGGTGAATTATCATCTAATGGTTCAACAGGTGAACAAAAAATAAACGAGTCAATTCAAAGAACTGTTAATAAAACTGCTAATACAGGATCTTCAGTTAATTTGATTGAATCAAAAACGTATGAGAATCCACAATTTTTAAGAATGAAGGATTTAATGACAAAAATAAAATAAACTAAAAAAATAAAAAACCAAAAAAATGGGAGCATTATTAGAATCAGGTCTTGTTGGTAACATCGGGTTAAAACACCTTAAAGTTATCAAAGAAGACACAATTAACAAATGGGATCGTTTAGGATTCCTTGAAGGTCTTAGAGGCCACCTAAAAGAAAACGTTGCACAATTATATGAGAACCAAGCGTCTCACTTGATTAACGAAGCAACATCAGACGGAGCATCTAACGGAGCTTTTGAAACAGTTGTTTTTCCAATCGTAAGAAGAGTATTCTCTAAATTATTGGCTAACGACATCGTATCTGTACAAGCTATGAACTTACCTATCGGTAAATTATTCTATTTTGTACCTAAAATTCAAGGATACGCTAACGCATCTTCATACGACGCTAATGGAAACTTACAAACTGGAGTACAAAACTCTGGTGGTGAACATTACGCACCTTATGGAGCACCTAACTCACCTAGCACTCAAACACCAAACAGTGGTTACGGAGACGCAAGTGGATCTAACTTCCCTTTCAAAAAAAATCTTTATGATTCATTTTACGAAGGTAATGAGGCTGGTTTAGATCCTCCAGGATTGTTTGACTACTCTAAAGGTAAATGGACCGCAGTTACTGCTTCCACAACTGTACAAGTATGGTCTGGTAGTAGCTTAGTTGATGCGGCTTTAACGGCGTATGCAGGAAACACAAGAAAAGTTATTATGAAACTTTGTGGTTTTGCAAATGCTGGAACTGGAAAATTAATTGGTCCTGACGGTAGTGAAATTGATACAGAGTCTTTTCTTTCTGATTTAAGAATTTATGGAACCTCAAATATTTCGGGATCTACAACACCATGTAACGTATTAACAAATGCTGCTGGTCAATATGTTCCTCTATTATTTAGAGTAGTAACTCAAATTTACGGTCAAGGTATTGTTACTCCAACAAGTACTAACACACAAACCGCATTTGGAAACAGTGGTAATGCATATAATACTAACACTGGTAACGGTGGAAGTTATAATGATATCTGTTCTCAAAATGGTTGTATATACTTAGAAGTAGATCTTTCTTGTCCTATATGTGCCGATTGTGATGCAACATCACTTGACGGATACACAGGTAGTACAATCTACTCAGGTGGTTCAACTGATTCTTTCATATCTTTCTATAGAAGATATGCAAACCTTGAGTTTGAAGATGAAATTGGTGAAGTTTCTTTTGACCTTGAGTCGGTTACAGTTTCTGTTACAGAAAGAAAACTAAGAGCACAATGGTCTCCTGAATTGGCACAAGACGTTGCAGCATTCCATAACATTGACGCTGAAGCTGAATTAACAGCATTATTGTCAGAACAAGTGGCGGCTGAGATTGACCGTGAAATTTTACGTGACTTACGTAAAGGTGCAGCTTGGAACCTACGTTGGGATTACAACGGATGGAGAAGAATTGCTAACCAAGCTTCTTATACTCAAAAAGACTGGAACCAAACTTTGATTACTGCAATTAACCAATTGTCAGCACAAATCCACAAATCTACATTAAGAGGTGGAGCTAACTGGATTGTTGTATCTTCTGAAGTTTCAGCTATCTTTGACGATTTAGAATACTTCCACGTATCTAACGCGGCTCCTGATCAAGATCAGTATAACATGGGTATTGAAAGAGTTGGTACATTATCAGGTCGTTACCAAGTTTACCGTGACCCTTACTTCCCAGCTAACCAAGTGTTAGTAGGACACAAAGGAACGTCATTGTTAGACACAGGTTACATCTACGCACCGTACGTACCTCTACAATTAACACCTACAATGTATAACCCGTTCAACTTTACTCCGATCAAAGGAATAATGACGAGATACGCGAAAAAAATGGTAAACAACAGGTTTTATGGCCGCATTACCGTTGATGGTGTTAGAACATTCGATTTAAGAGAATTGAGATAATCAAAATCTTAAAAAATAACACTAAAGGGACAAGAAATTGTCCCTTTTTTTATGTATAATAAATTACTTAATTAAAGTCCTAATAGATTTTGATATCACTTCAGATTCACCAATAGTGAACACTCCTTTAGAATGTGCGGATTTAATCGCCTCAATAAGGTAATATAAAGCGTGGTCATTATTCATCGTTGATAGTATTATTTCAAGATGTTCTTCACTTAATAAATCAATGGTTCCAAATAAATTACCATAATTTGTATTTTCTTTTTCCATATTTAAAATATAAGATATTTATAATATATAATCAAATGGATAGACTTAGTAAAATTATAAAAAAAGTAATAATGGAGACGACTAGTGATAGTCGTGGATCTAGAGGTTCATATGTTTCACCATTGTTACCTGGATATAGAGAATTTGATAAAAATCAAATGGCTCCATTTACTGAATTTGTAAATCAATGGGATGATGCATCTTTAGATCATGATAGTTTAGATGGTAAAATGTCCACAGATCCTAAAACCATACGAAGAAAAGAAAAAAGGGCTGAAAAAATTTCTAAATTTATGAAAAATAATCCTGAAAAATTTGCTTGGTCTGATGAGGCGGGAATTATGAATTCATTACCATTTCATAATACAGATGCCAAACCTATAAAAAATTATGACCCAAAAAAAACAACGGTAAGTTTAGATGGGGTTGTAAGACAAATAACTAAAAAAATTAAAGAATCAACTGGAGACAGTAGTGGAGCTAGAGGGTCGTATGTTTCTCCATTACAACCAGGGTTTAGACCATGGGGTGACACTTCATTAAGTCCTTACACAAAATCTGTTTCTGATTATGATAGCCCACTTTTATCATATGATAGTTATGATGGATCTATGGATGAAAGATTAGGTCAGATAAAAAAAATAGAGTCAACCGCAAAAAAAATCACAAATTATATTAAACACCACCCATATTCAACATTTTCTGATGATGATGGAAGTATTATTAACCAATATTCTCAAAACTCAAAAAAAGCTCCACATAAAGAAAAAATGGATCCGTTCACCGAAAAAGTCCCATTTAATGAATGGGTTGAGATTTCTGATAAAGGGGTTATAAATGAAGATCTTGCCGTTTGGTTTGGTAAAAAGAATAAACCTAAGGGATCTTCTCAACCAAAAGGGCCTTGGGTTAACATTTGTAGTAAAGTTGACGGTAAACATCCTCCCTGTGGACGACAAGATACCTCTAAAGGTTCATACCCTAAATGTAGAGCCGCTGGTGTTGCTGGTAAAATGAGCGATTCAGCAAAAAGATCTGCTTGTCAACGTAAAAGGTCTGCC